AGAAACTACAATTTTTCGCTAGACCGTGGTCTACGAGTAAACGTAGGGGTAAAAAATGGCACGCAAGTTGAAAAAATAGATATCTACGTAACACCTAAAATTGCATAGTTAGAGGTATATCATGGCATCACCACAAATTACAGTACAAGGCGGTATTTACGATCATCATAACGTCGACATTGCTATCGGCCCAATCAACACTTTATGGAAAAGTTTTGTAAAAGACATTGAGTGGACTGGTAATATGGACGGAGCAGCCAACGTTAATGCTGGCCAAGTTATTTCCGTTGGATCAACAAATGGTATTTTTAAAGGCAGCGGTAGCATGACTTTAGTGAAAGAAGGATGGGATATTTTAAGATCATCTTTGCCAGATGGATATACCAAACTACGACTGCCTTGGACGATTAGCTGCATCAATGAGCAGGCCCCTGTACCATCGGTAACTATTTTACAGGGCGTACGCATCACTGGCCACAGTACCTCATCAAGCAGTGGTGGCAAGGAAATTGATGTTAAGCTTACGCTGTTGATCGAGGGAAACATCCTAGAAAACGGTAAATCTATGGCAGGAATTATTTAACTAATCAACTAACATGAAGAAGGAGCAACCCCCATGTCCGAAATTGATACATCATCAACGAAATTTTACGAGTTTGATTTGTTTGGTAAAATCGAAACATTTGCGATTAAAAAACCAACTAATAAACAGGCTTGCGCGCTTTTTTACAAATTTACAAAATTTATACCTGGATCAGGAACAAGCGGTAAAACCGAATCGATCGATTTGTGCGCAGAAATTGAGCCACTGATCACGTCACACGACCGCCAGACAATGATGCAAATCTGGGAAGCAAAACCTGGTTTAGCGCAAGCCATTATTGCCGAACTTTTTGTTGATTACTTGCCAACGATCGAAATCGTAGCTGAGAGTCTAGAGGGAATTACACTCAAAGTTACCGAGGGTGAAGACGAAGATATTTTGCAATTTCATCGAATGAACCGAAATGGATATGCAACGCTGTCAAGTGCTATGCAAAAGCCAGAATTTGCCGAGTTGTTATCGTCACAGGCTCGTCTCAAAATAAAACCTGAGTCAATAGAATTGCATAAAAAAATGGTGGAAGCATACCCATTCTACGAGATTTTAGCAGGATCTAAATTGCTAGAGTGTGCGTCGGTGAGTGTGAACGACATTAAAAAAAAGCGATAGAGATCTACCAGTCGATCGATCGCCAAATTTTAACGGCAGGAGATGCATTATGTGCGTTTGTACATGGCAAAGACTGGGAGGATCGAGTCGACGAACATGGGCGGGCGGGTGCTATGCTAGTGGCTAAATTGATACTAATGTGGGGATCTGAGAAATGACAGACCAATTTGAGTTTTTGCTGAAGTTTAAGCAGTCTGGTCTTGGGGCTGTTACGTCTGGGCTGTCTAAAGCACAAAACAAAATGGAAAAGCTACAACACGATATGATATCGTTTGATAGCCTTACCCGTCGCTTTGAGCCTTTAGGGGCTATGTTAGGCACTTTTTTTAATCCTATGGCGGCCGGTATATCGCTGGCTACTAAAGGCATAAATTTGCTCGTCGATGGCATGAAGAATTTTACAGAGCTCGCTATCGACGGCATTTCTAAAAAAACCACGATCATGCGCAACTGGACAATGGTCCTTGGCGATTCTGCCGAAGCACAGGAGCGTTATTTTAAAGTTGCGCGACTATCCCAAAAAACTGAGTTTACCAAAGAGCAGTTGATGGGCACTGCTGATATCCTCACAAAAATACCACAAATCAAAGAAAATAAAGATTTTGATAAGTGGATAGGTACTATCGCAGACGTTGCGGCAAGCGTGCCTGAAGAGCAACGCCAAGGGGCGATGAATCGATTAGGGTTAGGTGTTAAAAAACTCTACAGTAAGCAATATCTCCAAGAGGGTACACTAAAGCAATTTTCTGAGGCAGGTGGAGCAGACATCAAAGAAAACATCGCTAAAATTATGGGTGTTAAGTTTGGTGATGTTGATACGTTGATGCGGCAGAAAAAAATAGGCGCCGATGTAGCTGCTCAGGCGATCCAACAAACTGCGTCAGAAAGATTAGGAGTTAAAAACTCTGGAGATTTTGCTACTAACTCTGCTGGTAGCATTGGGGCAATGATTTCCAACTTAAAAGAGGCCCCTGCCAACTTTGTCGATGCTTTCTCGACGGATAATATGCCAGGGTATCAAAAGCTGCTGCAAACGTTTAAAATGTTATCCGACGAGGCCGATGTTTTTGGCGGACACGCTCTAAAAATCCGTGAGTTTTTGCAAGGCGTAGCCGATGTTGGCATGGGTATTTTTGCAGCATTTTTAGAGATGGCAAATCGTATTGGCATGGGCGTTGTAAATGCCTGGAATATGATTACGATGGCGACGGGAACTTTCTCCGGTACCATCGGGGAGATGTTTGATGATGTATTTGCTATTATTGGAGATATTTTAACGCCTATTTTTGAGGTTTTAGCGATAGTTTTTAACGTTTTGTTAACTATTTTACGGCCTATTATTGCTGTAGTACGAAAAGTATTGGATGTATTATCGGCGTGGTGGGAGGTTTTAGTCGAAATATTTCAAGGTCTTTTGGGCATCATTGGCGCAGTTTTAGAGCCATTTATTGATACTTTATCCTGGATTTGGTCGGGAGCGACTAAGATTTTTGATGGCTTAAAGGGCGTTTTCACGTCGATGAAAAAATACGTAATCGATGCGTTTGATTTTATGATTGCTGTAGTATCTACGTGGTTTGGGCGTATATCAGAAATTATGCAAGCGTTTGGCGCCATTCTTGCCGGCGTGTTTACGTTTGATTTTGATCAGCTTTCAGAGGGTGTAGAAAACCTAAAAAATGCAGTCACTGACTCTTTTAGCGACGAGGTGGTAAACAAAGTTAAAGAGCGGCAGAAAAAAAGAGATCAAGAGGACGAGGACGAGGCGAATAAAGCAGCAGCTAAGAAAAAATTAGAAAACAAAAAATTACATAGCGTAGATGAATTTTCTGGCGGTGGAGGAGGAAGAGGCGGTAGTGGAGGCGGTAAAATGGGATTTGTTTACACATTCAGCCCAGGTGCTGGAGTAGGTGCTATGGATATGTCGAAATATTTAGCTCCCATTACTACTGCTCCATCCATTACTCCAAATGGGCCTGTAGCATCATCTGCCAATGGGGCAGCTACTGCTATGCAAACAACAACAAATGCACCGCTAACTATCAACATCTACGAGGCTAATGATGCCAAATCAACAGCGCAAGAAATCAAGGTTATTATGGCTGATTTCTTTAAAGGTTTTGGACGTTTAACTGAAAACCCATCGCCAGGAGTATTATAATATGGCCGATGTATTGCGCATAGAGGATTACTCTGATTTACCGCCATGGATAAAAAATCAAAAAGAGTGGACTCACCCTACACTAGCAAATCTTGAAATACCTGGCTCCGTGCAGCTTGGCGGCATATCTCAGAAGCAAGCAATCAAGGATAATAAACAGCCTGGTAAAGAGGGTGGCGGAATTATTTTAGAGGGGATGATCCCACCAAAATTTGAGTTTAAAACGTTGATAGTAACAGGCAGCGAATATGCTGCACTTGAGCAACGATTGCCAATTTGGCAATATTTGCAACAACCTGATTTGAGGCAGGCAATACCTGTATATCACCCGCTTTTAAAACCCTTTGGTGTCGTTAGTTGCATCATTGAAGAAATTTCTTCAATATCTCCGACGGCAGATAAGCCTTTGGAGGTGGTAATAAAGTGTATTGCTGTAACTGCCGGGATAGAAAAAAACGTAGGAAAAGTAGCTAAAAAAAGCGTTGGCCCTAAAACACAAACCGTAACACCAAAAGTAAATGTAACACCACCAACACCGCCGGCTCCTAGCAAAAAAATAGAAAATAAATTAAAAATTAAATTAGTTCCTGGACCACGCCGAGAGGCAACCTAATATGGCTGATTGCATTATTATCGATAGTAAAAATAACCAATATCCAGCTCGATCTGCAGAGCTTTTGCTGTCATTTCGTGGCAACTGGTCTGCTCATTTCGATATTAGCGGTGCTGAGAATGTACCAGAAGGGTCTTGTACCATAAAATGGCTAGACACTGACTATAAGGGCTATATTTTGCGCACAGGAGTGTATGCAGCAAGCACTATGGTACTGATAGTTGGCGGAAAAGGTGGCCTGTGGAAACAAGTGCCACCAAAAATGTATGATTTTAACATGGCCGCGCAGTTACCACTCTCTGATATTTTATCGATATGTGGTGAGCGTTTATCACTTTTGTCGACGAGGGAACGTTTGTTTCAAAATATGAAGCATTGGGTGCGCAAGGGCGATGAGGGTGGAAACCAAATCAAAGCATTGGCTGATAGCATAGGTACTGGTTGGCGAGTGTTGCCAGATGGCTCTATTTTTTTTGGTGACACTATTTTTACGCCACATACGTTAGAAAATTACTACCTGAAAAATCATTTGCCTGAGGCTAATTACAGTTGGTTTAATACATTTTCTACGAGTTTACAGCCTGGACACGTTATTACTATCAACAGTGCTAGCTGCAATGTAACAGCAGTAAAATATAAACTAGATGGTGGAGGCACAACCGCAGAGGTTTGGTACCAGGACAAAACTAATCCATTGCCCGAAGACCCATTACACGCAGGTTTATCAAAATACATACGCGAAGTTACTAATTTTGTTGACTACCATGCCATGTATGCTGGTAAAGTAGTACTGCAGCGCGCCAATGGTACGATCGATGTAGTGTTAGATAATCCTAAGTTTCCGCCACTAACATCCGTGCCTATCCGTGTGCCTGCTCCAGGTGCAAAAATTAATGTAGCACCTGGTAGCAGAGTAATTATAGCATTTGATGGTGGAGTACCGACAGAGTATAGCGCATTGCTGTATGATGTTGGTAATGGCGGCAAACCTGTCGCTAGAAAAACGGATACCGTCGACATTGGCAATGTAGTATTTAAATTTACGCCTCCTGGGGCACTATCGGTAACGTATACCGATCCCATGGGTATAGTGCAAGAGGGCTTGGCGATAAAGTTAAAGGGTATTATATCGTCCGGCAGCGACGTAATGGAGCTATCGTAATGGCAACGGATGCAGAGTTTTACGGCACAGACGTATCGATTTACACCGGCGAATTAATTACTGGCCCACGTGTGCTTGCCGAAGACATTGTAAAACGAATTACATGCGACGAGGGTAAAATGTGGTGGTGCCCAAACACCTACGACTGCAGACAATTACTGTACAAATCGCTAACGCAAGCCGATGTTAGTGGGCTGCAAACAACCACTGAACAGCTATTTAGCGACGACCCTAGAATTGCATCGATTACAGCTAACATTACGTTGCAAAATAACAATTTGATTTATGAGATTACTGTAATCCCAGTGGAGAGTCGGCCTGCGTTAAAAATAACGTACTCGACAACCACCGACGGAAAAAGTGATCTGTCAGTAGGTGTAAAATGAGTGTATTAAGCGATGTACTAAGCCAAAAAACACAATCGCAGTGGCTAGAAATTATCAAGTCAAAGCTAAATGCTAATGGCATACCGACGGACGCATGGGTATCTAAAACCAACACGCAATTAGTGTTTGCACAGGTCATGTCGGAAATTTTATCCGACTTGGATTTATCACTAACCCAAATTGCAGCAAGCCAGTTTTTACAGTACACCTCAGACGGGTTAAAAGATTTTGTAGGTTCTAGCCAGTATCAAATAGAGCCACTACCAGCGACAGCAACTATCATACAGGTTAGGTTAGTGTCGTCTGCAAGTACCCCTGTATACAACATCATCGCCGACCAATTAACGTTAGGCACTCAGGGCACCGACCCATCGCAGGTATTGCTATACAAAAACATTACCGGCGGAACACTAACTACTGGCGGCACGTTAGATTTGCTCTACCAGGCTGTATTGGTAGGTAGCAAATATAATATACCCAATACCACAATTTTAGATTTAAAAACAAGTTTGGCTGGCGTAGTAGTTAGTAATCCACTAAACCCTGTTGCACCCTCATGTATTATTAATCAGGGCGCCGACGAAGAATCGTTATCTCAGTACACCGATCGATGTAAATCCCGCTGGGGCACTAAGGGCGCAGGCGGTACCGAAGATGCTTATCGCTACTGGGCGTTACAGCCAATTAACGGCGGTACTACTACGCCAGTGCGTAAAATTAGAGTAGCACCATCTCTTTATCAGGGCAAACAGTGGCCTGGGTATTGCACTGTGTTTGTCGCAGGTGCTACGGGCGCGCTAACAGGCGCGGAAATCAATGCCGTACAAGCTAATTTTGATGCCCCGCAACGTTACCCTATGGGCAACAAGGTGTTTGTTACCAATGCTGTACAAAAAAATGTGTTGATACAGGGCACAGTTTTTGTTTATCGCAAGGCCAATGTTTCGCTGATTGATATTCAGTCTGCCGTCGAGCAATCACTTCAAAAATATCAAAATACGCTAAACATTGGTGATAACGGTATTTACCCTAGTAAAATCTTGGCTTGGATTTTTTCAAGGCCAATTACGGGTGCTAATGTTGATAACAACATAGCGGCGATTAAAACAATCGATATTGTTAACCCTGTTGCTGCCGTAAGTCTAAATTACGATGAGTATCCTAATTTAGTGTATACCGGCGGTAACCTACAATATGTATTAGCGGATTAATATGGCGATAGAACTGTACAAAAATGCGCTGTCTGAGACGGCACCGAATTGGTTGGACCAAATAAACGACCAAAGATTACTGCAAGCCTATGGAGATGTATACGATTACGTAATTAATCGTGCAGTAACAGGCGCAAACTCTGGATCGGTTAATACGTGCGATACCAGTGCCCTAACTGCGCATGGGTCAAATCGAAATTTAGAGCGAGCTAGCGTTGATACCGACGATAGTTATCGTGCATATTTAAAGTCAGCATTTAACTTGTGGGAATTAGCTGGCACCGATACAGCAATCAATAATGCATTAACGCGTTTGGGCGTTACTAACAAAAAAATATGGCACTGGCAAGACCTCATGAATATCAACGTGCCTAAAGCCTTTGGCGGCGGTTATAAAACCATAGCTGGAGCCAATGCCAACGGCGGATTAAAGTATGTCTCTCTAAGTCGCGGCGGAGATATCGTCGCGCAAGTATCTGGCAATTTTGGGCTATCAATTACAGCCACTTTAACCAATTTTGCACCACGGCAATACACGATTACTGTACTGTATAATGCCGCTCTGACGACAGCAAATGACGTAGTTAAAGAGTGGAAAAAGCAAGAGATAAAAGAAAAGTTTGGCATTTGCATTGAGGCAACGGGAAACGGTACTGGACTTTTGGGGGCTGGCAATATAACACTAGAGCTACCTATTTGGTCGCATTTTTTTATCGACATCGACGAGCCTAACCCGTATCAACTGGCTAACAAGTGGGATGGTGGACTAGCAAATGTTAAAATTAATGCTGTTGCATCGCCGATTGCCACTGATATTTTAGCCATAACAGGCACTACACCAACACACATGTTAGCTGTTGGTGCTGGCGGTAAAGCCATGTGGTATGATGGTGTTAGTTGGGTTTTAGGTAATGCGCAAACCGCAGATGCTCTTTTTGATTGTCATACGCACGACAAAATTTTGGGATGGGCAGTAGGGCTTGGTGGTATTATCCGGCAATATGTTGGTATCGGTATATTTAACATTACGGTTTCGCCAATAGCCACAGATTTATATGGCGTATGGTCCACATCGGCAACAAACGCGTGGGCTGTTGGTGCTGGCGGTGTAATCCTAAAGTATAATGGTGTTAGTTGGACAACCGATACTAGCCCTGTTGCTACTGATTTAACATCTATTTTTGCTACATCGGCAACAAATGCGTGGGCCGTCGGTGCTGGTGGTGTAATTTTAAATTGGGACGGAGCTGCGTGGACATCTGCAGCTAGCCCTACAGCAACAGATTTAAAAAAGGTTTATGGGTCTTCGGCTGGCGACATTTGGGCAGTGGGCGATAACGGAGTTATTATCCGCTATGATGGTACTAGTTGGGCAGTAGTAACTAGCAGCACCAGCAAAAACCTAAAATCTGTTTGGGCATTTAGCCAATCATTAGCTGTAGCTACTGGGTTAGATGGTACTCTTTTATTTTGGGATGGATCATTTTGGTCTTCGTCGAACAGTGAAACTAACGAGCATCTTTATGGCGTATTTGGAGCGTTAGGAGATGATATATGGATTATAGGTGCCAATGGCACTTTAAAACGTCAAATTGCCTCAAAATTCGCCGAAGAATCGATCCCAGCCAGTAGAGCATTAGTTGGCGGCGTAGCTACATCAGATAACGATATTTGGGTAGGTGGCAGCAATGGTACATTGATCCATTACGATGGCTCTAACTGGGCCGTAGCTAAATCTCCACTATTACCGACGGCAATTAATGATATTTCTTTGATCAGCTCGACTATGGATGGGTATGTCGTCGGCGAGAACGGTAAAATTTGGTATTACTCTCCTGGGGCGTCACCAGCATATCAATTAATGAAATCTCCGACGACGGAAACATTATATGGAGTTTATGCTACTGCAACTAATAACGCATTTGCAGTCGGTGTTAATGGTGTTATTATCCACTGGGATGGTACTAGCTGGGCAGCCTTTTCGTCGCCTACATCTAACGCATTGTATAGCATATGGGCGCCTAGCGTCAGCAATGTTTGGATCTGCGGTAGTGGTGGGTTAATTAGCAGCTGGGATGGCACGCAGTGGCGGCAATGGTCGACAGGAACGACCAATACTTTTTATGGTATTACTGGATCAACGGTTAGTAATACTATTTACGCTGTTGGTGCTGGCGGTAAAATTGTTAAAATTGAAGCTGGCGTAGTTACTGTCGAGACTAGCGGCACAACGGAAACATTATATGGAGTTACCGTCAGACCTTCGACTGGAGACGTATGGGCTTGCGGTAATGCTGGAGTAATTTTAAAACGCTCTGGCACATGGGCCAATGATACATCTGGTATTACTACGCCACTATACAAAATTAAATGCAACGATGCAAATGGCGTTGTTTATGCTGCAGGTGCAGCTGGAAAATCACTGATCAGAAACCCAAATTGGGGCTCTGTAGCGACGGGAACTTCCGAAAGTTTAATTAGTTTTGATATTGCAGTTTGGAACAATGTTGTTAATGCTTTTGCTGGTACACCTACAGGTGCTACGCTGCGATATTCTGGCACATGGGCCAATTTTATTAATTTTGGTAACGCATTAACGACTGGTCGTTTTTTTGCAAATAACAGCAGTGATATTTGGGGATCTACGGGTACTCAAACAGTTATCCACTGGGATGGTACGCAGTGGACAGCGTCGGTTGTACCTATCAATATGGCCAACATGGCTTCGCAATCGGTTTACAATGTTTTTGGATTTGCCACCGACAATGTTTATGCGTTTGGCAATGGTGGGTACATGGCACGATTTAATGGCATTTTGTGGTCGACGATTACTACGCCAACCACAAATCTATTACAGGTAATGTGGGGTGCTGCGCCAGATAGTATGTGGGTTGCCGGATTAGGTGTTTTTTATAGTTTTGATGGTACTACATTTACGTCGGCAGGACTACCAAATACGTATAACATCTCGTCCATGTTTGGCTTTTCTAAAAACGAAATTTACGCTACGGGGTATGATAACAACGGCGCACTAATGCTAAAATATGATGGTACTAGCTGGACTGTTGTTACTACACCGACGGGTTACCCTACATTTACAAGTATTTGGGGCACATCGTCAAATCGCATTTTTATCCTAACCAGCACCAATGTAGTTTTGCTGTATAATGGTGTAACTTTTAAAATTTTATCACTGCAAAATTACTACAATTTACGCATGGTAGTTGGTACTGCAAATACGGTATATTTGGTTGCAGCGGATAACGCCACTGGTGCTGGTAAAATATTAAAATTATTGCCTGATTTTTTAGATAACAGGTGGGATGCAGGCGGTAGCTGGGATTTAATCGAAACGCAACCTGGGATTACCGGCGATATAAAAGCAGCAATCCGAAAATGGAAATCAGCGACAAGCAGCTGTCGATTTTTACGTATACACAAAGATAACACATGGGTAGTTATTCCCGTCGGCGAGCTATGGGAGCTAGACGCTGACGGAAACTACACAACAAAAGATTATTTATACAATTATTAGGGGTTAAAATGAGTACAATATTACCGTTATCAGATGTTTTTTCTAGCACCGTTAAAGTGCCAAATCCCCTAGAGCCTGTGCGAGCAGGAGCAGGAGCTGGCGCAACAATTGACGGCGACGCTGTTGGTAACAACATCAATGGCGTAATTACATACACCGGACTACAGGCTGGCGTTAATATACGATTGCTTGGCGGCGTAAGTAAAACATTAGCTGTTACCGTTGTGGGGCTAGATGTAATCGTACAGCTAGGCACAAACAACGTTGGTACTGTAACTAGTAACGCAACAGCAGTAGTTGGCCAAATACAGGGTACTCCAGCGGCTGCAGCATTAGTTACAGCCGTAGTTAGTAATCTAGGTAATGGTACTGGGTTTCCCGCTGCCATGGATAGTTTGCCAGTAGGTACTGCATCGCTGGGTAGCGTCAGGCCTCCATTTGAGACGCTGGCTAATAATACTTTTTATACGTGGAATAGAGCACTAGAACAACGTAGCTATAACTCTCGTGATCCACTACATCATAAAATGGTGTTAGTAAAACAGGCCGGCAATACAATTGATCGAGGCCAAGTACCATCTTTTTATGGATATACTGGCACGCCCGAAGTAGTTACTTATTTTAATGGTATTTCTCCGTTTACTTTATCCGTCGCTGATTTAGAGGGTGGTGGCGCATTTGCAATTAATACCTGGTACTATGTTTATTTAGATACTACTTTTGGCGTTGGTGTTGATGTTATTAATACTACAGTACCAATGACAGAGCAAAATTATCAAAACGCCAACGCAAAAAGGCGTTACGTCGGTGCATTTCGTACCGACGGGAGTGGCAATTTGAAGTTGTTTCGTAAAATTGGCCGAAGGACGGTATACCTACAGCCGATAGTAGAGCATGCAAATATATCTATCAATACAGTAGGATCGCCAAATTCATTTCCTCTTTTTTGGTGCGTACCTGGTGGGATAGGTACATCATCGGCGAGATTACGGTTAGAAATTAGCAATAGCGACACTCAAGCTCAGTCATTTTACTGGGAGCATGACTCTACGGTTGGCTCTTTTTACACTGTACCAATACCTGCGCAAACAACAGTTGTGCAAGAAATTACAGTTGCTAGTACGGCTATCCCTCAGGTTCTAAATTTTTCTACCTATGCCTCAGCGGCAAACAAAATTACTCTAACCGTGCACATGATGGAGTTTTACGAGTAGTGCTAAAAGCCCTTAAAAATGCTATTTAAGCCTATCAAATCTTTCGGGTCGATGGATTGGGTTAGGTGAGTCGGATCTACCGATAATTGGTTAAAATAAGCGATACCATAACGCAATGCATCAAGTCCGTGGTCGTACTTTTTAATCGGCTCATCTAATTTTTTTGGGTCCCAGCAATAAAGCGTAATTTCTTCTTCTGTGCTCGTAGGCAAGTAGCGTCGTTTTAGCTCTTGATCCTCATCAATGTTGTGGTTGCCCAAAAAGTAAAGGCCTGGGTTACCATCTTTGCCAATACGTAATGCTTGACGTACAGCCTCAATACCCGTTTGAACGTGCTTATAGGCCGAGATGTTTGGTATGCCTGCGCGGGCTAGCTGCTCTTGAAATTCTGGCTCGTGATCGACGACAGTCTCTTCGATGTTTTCGCCTTTGCTCATCTCCAAAATTATCGGTGCTAAATCAGCAATTGTTTTCTCCGTTTGGTAAATCTCTTTATATTTGTAAATAATACCGTCGTGGTCTTGAGCAAGCCATAGGCATACCGACGGGTTTCTAAACCCAAAGTCCATTGCCCTAATTCTGCGCCACGTGTGCGGAATGAATTTGTAATCAATGTGATGGATTAGGCGATTGTACTCCGGATAAACTACGCCCTCTGACTGTTTCCACAACCCTTTGCCAAGACGATCTCCCCGCAAGCCACCAATCGACGAAAGAGTATCCAAGTAATCTTGTGTTGTTGTTGGGTTATCGATAGCATAACTTTCGTGTACGCTTGCCGCATTTTTTTTATCAATTAATCGCTTGTAAATCCAGTGATGCGGGCTGTCTGGGTTAGTGGTCAATAGGATTTGTTTAAACCCTGGGCCTCTACCTCTTAAACGGGCCAAAACCTCCTGAAAATCCTCCTCGGTGAATAGAGTAGCCTCTTCCATCCACACAAAATCAACACCACCATCGCCACCAATACCACGAATTTGCTGTCGCTGGCTCTCGTCAGCCATACCACCATAAATGATCATTGTCCCGTTTGGGTAGACAAACCGATGTTTTGTTTGCTCATGTTTTATGGCTTTGTCGTGGCCATATGGCTGCCAAATTTGCGAATTTAAAAAGGTAATGATTGTGTTGGTAATCGACTGCCTGTTTTTACGTAGGATAAGGATGGTAGATTTTGGGTAGCGCATTGCATAGGCATGTATCTTTTCCGCCGCTAAACGCGTCTTTCCCCCACCTGCTCCGCCCGTGCAAAGCACTATTTTCGAGGTGTCTAAAAACGCTTTTTCTTGCCACGGCGTAGGAAATGTGTCTAGCATTTTTCTGGCAGAGATTTGATGATTTTTGGGTTGTCCCAGCTATCGGGCGATATAGTAGTGTACATACGCACGTTGATGCTTTCCGATAGTTGCGATGTTTCGGGGTACAATCCTAGCAGATTGCTACGCTGGTGCTCTATTTTTAGCGCAGTTTCTATCGCCCGAACGTTTCCATTTTTAATTTCAGGCATTAATTTTGATAGCATATAATCATAGCGATGCAGCTCTAGTGCCTTGTAATTTTCTGTAGATTCGGTGTATTTATCGCGTGCGCGCTCTAATCCTTTTTTAACATAAAAAAATGCATGACTAGGGCTAGTTTGCATAGTCTCCGCTATTTTTTTATAGCTATATCCTTTTGCGCGCAAGTCTAGCGCTTCAGACATTTTGATAATTACACGTACTTCTGCAGGCTTGGCTACAGATTGGGGTCGTTTTAAATCAGCCATTTTTCGATGTTACTACGCATTTATTCGGTTTGTCAAGATAATCTACATAATGATTGTGTATTTATCTATATTGATATATAATCGTAAAATGACTAAACCATCATTATCTACTGCCGAAGGCAAAGCAACGACAATAGCCAATCTATTTGCTGGCTATGGGGTTGCCGGTGTTATTGCATTTTATTTCATTTTCCATTTTTTGCCAAACATGGAAACAAATTATAAAAACCAAATTGCGCAAATGACGCACGACTGTACAAAAATGATGGATAGTCAAGCTGCATTAATTGCTGAGTATAAAAAAATAGCAGAAGAAGGCTGTAAATCATTACAAAAAACCCTCGAATTAATTAACAGAAAAGTAGATACTTTAAGGCCAAAACCAACAAAAAATCAATGGCCTAGCATCCATGATCAAGATTTGTCTGCCCCCCAAAAGCAGAATAAATTAAGCTATAAACAGGCATGACGCCAAAAAAATATTGACATATGGATGAGTTGGTGAAATGATACCCGAATGATAGATGCTGCACTGTTATTACTTGATACCGGATTAGCCTCAAAGTATGGCTACATCGGCGATAAATACGATAACGTTGGCCAATATGCTTGCAAAGATAGGCTAATCAAAAAATTAGGCAAAAAGCAGTGGGATTTTTTAATGGAAAATGGTGTTGCCCACCGCACTTTGCCCTGTGGATCTAAGGTTAAAATTTGCCATAAAAAAGATTGCATTATTGCCTATGTAGTAGATAGAGGGCCATATGGCGCACTAGATACAAATGGTAAGTGGCACAATCGATCGCGTGGTTTGCAACCTGGCGAGCACTATCGCGGAGTATTGGATTTGTTACCATTGCCCGCAGAAAAACTAAACATAACTGGGTTACATAGGATTAGCGTATGGATGACAAACGAAAAAAAATCATTGATATTGCAACATCAAAAATTGGCCAAAAAGAAGCTACCGGACACAATGATGGACAGATTGTACAATGGGCTATCTCTCATTGGGTACCCTCAAATTGGGATGCAAACAAACCGAATCCAGAAACCGGTAAAGTGGCATGGGCCAGTTGGTGCGCAGGTTTTGCAAGCACGTGCTATCAGGAGGCGGGTATTGATTTTAAAAAAATCGGTAGTCTATCTGTGGATACCTTACTGGCACGATTAATTAAATGTGGTAAAAAAGTGTACAGAGCTACCGATGATTATATACCCATGCCCGCAGACTTTATTTTTTTTGGAGAAACAGGTAATTTATCGCATGTAGGATTAGTGCATAGCGTAGTAGCAAAAAAAATATTGACGATTGAGGGTAATCATGGTAACGCAGTAGGTAATGATAGTTACGACCCAAAAAAAGAAAAAATTTGGGGATACTGCAATTATTTTGATGATAAGCCATGACTGATAAAAAAAATATTAAAGAATTAATCTATAAATTGCATAACGAAAAAATGAGCGGGCATGCTATAGCGAAAAAACTAAAGCTAAAGCAAACCGAGGTATATGCAATTTTACATAAAAAAATCAGAGATGATTATGATGCACGAACAGAAAAAGTTAGGGTACTGCTAACAACAACTAAAAAATCTATCCGTCAAATCGCAAAAGAAATTGATAGGTCCGTCGAGACTGTCAGAAATTTAGCCAGGAATCTAGGCATCACCAAAAGTAAATAATCCAAAAAAATGTTGACACCTAATTAATTTTACATTATCGTCCTCTATGTAGTACAATGCATATACACATAGGGAGAATATTATGCAAAAATTAATTAACATAGCAGCTGATTTCATGCCATGTAGAGTTAGGGCATTTGTTATTGCTGGGGCTGCAGATTTAAATACCATGCCATTGCCAAAAACAATTGACGAACGGGTGGCATTATCAATAGGTAAATTTTTAAGGGCCGTTGAAACCAAAGATGAGAACAGAGCAAAGCTATACGGCAAAGAGGTATATTACCTAGGCTACGGCGATGTGCTAGCGATAATTTTGAAGGAGGCGCAACATGGATGTAACTGATCACAGCAAAATGCATTTGGAAAAAGACCAGTGTAGTTTGATTTTGGGCGAAAATGGGTTTTGCATGATTGTTGGTAATCCAACAACACCACAAGCAAACTTGTTAAATACTATTTTACATAGGCTAAAAAACGATCGGGTATTTTACAACTCGATAGTAGAATACGGTTTGCGCCATGGCCTTTTCGAGCTAGAAAATTTAGCTCCCAAAAAAATATTGACATAGTAGGATTAGCAGGATACTATACTTTTCTAAAAGAAAAGGAGAGTAGATGGAAACTATTGCTAAGCTTAAAAATGAAATAGAATACTACCGCAGGTTATCATACACCGACGAATTAACATCAATCTATAACCGTAGATACACAAACTTAATGGCCGATAAATACTTTACTCCGTCTGCTGGGTTATTTTTGATCGACATAGATAATTTTCGTAAAATAAATAACACCTACGGACACAAATCTGGCGATATGGCGTTGATTGTATTGGCTAGGATTTTAGAGGTTATTTGCCCAAAATCATCCCTAATCAGTAGATGGGGTGGCGATGAGTTTTTAGTTTTATGCCCTAGCGCAGAAAACGAAAAATTAGAGGTTTTAGGCAATGATATTGTGTACGCAATGCAATCTGTCGATTTGGGTGGCTATAGGCCATTAATTAGCCTAGGCGGAGCCTGTGGGCACAAATTTGATGATGTATTAGTAGCTGCAGATGATGCACTTTATTTTTGCAAAAAAAACGGCAGAAACCAATCAAAGATTGCAAAGTAAGGAAATCATAAACTAAAATAAAAAAAGGATAATATTATGGCATTACCACAACATCTATTACGGTTTGCAATTGCATTGCAATCACTTACCCATGACCAAGCACGTAGCATGCGCAGCATAGCAAGTGCAATCAATTTATCAGCTAGCCAAGTTTGTCGTAATTTGCACAATTTGCTCGCTTTGGGGCTAAACCCTGGTATTAAAATCATTCATGTAACCAAACTAGATGATGCAGAGTTTTCTGCGTACAAAACCATCAATGTAGTTGAGTATATGGATAGGTGTCAGGTGTTGCATAATGCAACTGTTGCATCATGCAACACGTACGAAACAAACCTACAGCAATCAAAAAACACTGAAAACAGTCGGGCAACTACAAACAACGACGTGTCGCAGGTGTTGCATAATGCAACTGTTGCATCGAAAAACCGAAATCCCTCTTTATCCCCCTTTTTCCCCCCCTCCACACCTCCCCCCTATAATCCCCCTTTAATCTCCCTACCCCCTACCCCCCAAAATGGGGGAAGTGTGTGTGAGAAAATTAAAAACAAAAAAAATCCTGTCCTAGCTGAAACTAGGACAGGAAGCAATGTACAGGGGTTAAAAGTACAATCAATTACCAGCAATACTAATCACGACATGTCGGATAGTCAAGCTAAAAAACGGCAAGATAGTTTGCAGCGAAAGGCGGAAGCTGCAGAAATACTCGATGCGCTAAATTTAGCCCGTAAATCCGTTAATCCACGTAGCCTTGGCATAAAGGCAAACAACGATACTTTGCGACTCATTATCGAGAGATTGGAAGCTGGTTACAGCAAGGAGGATTGTTTAGCTGTAATCGAAGTTTGTCGACGTGAATCAAGAAAAGACTTTGCTAGTTTTACTTGGTTTAACTCGGTTAGCCCGTTTAGAAAAGATAATTTTGTTATAAAACTATCGATGGCAGAGGCAGTACAGCCACAAAAATCACAGCCAGAAACGAAAGCTCCAGCACCACAAAAGCCCCTCGATAGCAACGAAAAAGCAGAGTTAGAGGCAAACCTAGAAGCGCTACGAAAAAGCCTAAACAGGCCAGGATTACTTACAACGTTTAACTTATAAACACAAGGTGGTTTATTTATATACATATGTGTTTATAAAAAGTGAAAAAACAGTTGACAACGTAATCGTTTTTGTAATCTACTATGCGCATGATTCGAAAATCTGCTATGTTAATATTAATTCTTGGTCTAACATCCTGTAACACAGAGATGCTAAAATACCGAGAAGAGTTATCGACAGTAATCCAGTCAAAAAGTGATGCGATTACAAAATTCAGAGTGTTTGATTGTCAGCACCAATTAAAAATTTTACTATCGACAAATTCTAAAACACCGTCTGAACTTTTAGCAGAGTATCGGTCTCGTCGCTCGGTAATCGAGCAATTGATGATTACAAATGCCCAGGATGATTTAGCACTAAATACGCAACTCATTTCGTCCAGCGACAGAAAAATGAAAGAGCTTAGCGATACCATTTTTAAAAAATCTGTGGAGTTGGCCAGTAAAATTGATGATTTTATTGCCAGCGAGCAGAAACTTTTATCCACCACAAAATAGGTAAAAAATGACAAATCCACAACTGGAGTACGAGTTTTTCTCGACTCACAAATTGCTAAAAAAAGAAGACCAATCGCAAGCGATTTTAAACGCAATAAAAAAATTGCCAGTCGAAAAAAAACATAAAATCAATGATTTTTTGACGGCAATTGTAAACGCCGGAGCAGACGCATACTACGCATTTTTAGATTTGCCATTGCACGATTTTTGCGATGTAATCGTAAAAAAAGCAGACTCAGAATTCGAAGAAAAAACCAAAGACCCATTCGAAAAATCAATGCTGCATCGCACATGGGTAGATGCGATCGAAAAATTTAGAAGACTATTTCCGCGAGATAATAACTCGCACTACGTAGTTGCATTTGTGGCAAAAGTTTATCCGGTATTAACCGATTTAGCTAGCGCAGAAATTGAAAAATTAACAGAGGCTGAGATCACGAAAAAATTTGAGGAATACCCAGGCATTACTCTATCAACAAAATTACAATACATCAAAAAAGTTAGGAAAATCTTGTTTTTTGCTGGTAAAACGCAAATCAAACCCAAATATAGCAGATTGCCTCAATAGCAATATGTTGATTGATTTTTTTAGAGATAAATGCTATTATTGCCATGTTATGGATTCGGTGCTGCATAAACCTGGGATTAGCCTTGGGACGCTGATTAATAGTTATTTCCCGATGCGTAGCGATACAATTGATGATATTTTGCAAGTAATCGATGAGTTATTGCACAATGATTTTATAGCAGAGAGCCAAACGTTAGGCGTACGAAATTACTTTTTAGGGGCAAAAAATGGACATAACCACAACTGTGCTGACTATAGGTAGCGCAATAATCGATCAGTTAGCAAAAATTGATGATGTAATCACAAGGCACCAGTTATCGGCCGAAATAGAGGCTATTTTGAGGCAGCACGCCGATCGCATCCAGCAAGTACGCACTGGCGGCCAATCGCTAGCTGTAACGGATGATTTGATAGATAGAGCCAATGCAGTGTTGCATACTGCTGCAGATATTGTTACTGTAGGCGTCGATACTGTAAAAAATACTGAGCAAGTCATCGAGGATGTGATTACCGAGGTATTTTCTGGTAAAAAAAAAGAAGAAATTAAGCCAGAATTAAATTAAATTTTAGTTTAGCGATTGCGGCAACGGGCATTCTCCCCCGTCCAACCTAATCCTCATTGATTAGCTTGCTGCAATCGCTTTTTTTTGTCTTTTTTCTATTTTCAAAAACTTTTTTCAAACTTTTTCTCGACGATAAAACAAAAAAAGTGAAAATAAATGAAAAATAATGTTGACGTATTTATAATTTATAATTAATATCTTTTACATGGTTGGCAATCAAGCCAAGCAAAACCGGAGAAAAAAGATGACAACGCAAAATACAAAATCAAAAAAATACTACGCAGCACACAGCTACATGGGTCTGGGTTACGAGTGGGATGCAATATGCTGGGTATCCTACTCTTTTAACAGCAAATCAGAGCGCGATGCATGGGTAGCAAAAAACGAGTACAGCCAAACCACTAACCAATATGTTGCTCAAGCAATTACGGCAAAAGAGTACGCAAAAATTAAAAACAAAAGAGAAGTTTGCGAATAGATAAAACCAACTGACAAAACTGACAGAAGATAACTTTTGTCGGTTTTGTCAGTTAGTTTTGGGCACTGACAAAATTTTTAAAGGAGAAAAAATGGATACTAAACTAAACATAGGCGGCTTAACAATTACTTTTAACGCACCAAAAGCCTCAAAAACAAAAACAGAAAACTATGACAAAAGCCAACCTAAAAGTATGGCTGATTTTGCAAACACAATTTTTAAAAACATTATCAAGATGCAAGGAGAGTAATCATGGCTTACAAATCAAAAACAACAGCAATCGCCTACAAGACAGGCCAACAATCCAAACTAGTAGTGCAAAACGCGTTTGGAATAAAAGAAAAGCTGAAAGAAAGATCTTATCAATACGATCGCGTAAACAAAGAGTGGTATCGATTATACGATTTAAACTACCCAGATCCTCGCAACTGGATAACGCACGAAATCGAGTTTTTAACTAGTATTAACGTGCAGATAGATGATAGTTGCAAAAAAATGTTGACCTTTTAATAATTATAAATTAATATGTTTTTTAGCTGGTGTTGGACTAGCAAAAAAATAGGAGAAAAAAGATGACAACCCAAATACAAAACCAAACAGCAAACGACACAGACAAAAAATGGCTAGATGCAATTACTACAGGTAGCGTAGCCGGCCTAAACATCAACCAAAAACTAGCGTACCTACAAATGCGCTGCGATGCAGTAGGTCTAGACCATCGCACAGCAGCTCTGCAATACGTTAGCATCAACGGCAAAGAGGTATTGTACGCAGGCAAAGCATGCAGCGACCAACTAATCAATTTGCATAATTTAACAGTGGCAGTGGCCGATGAGGCGATCGACAAAGAATTGGGCATCTACAAAGTCCGCGCCCGCGCCACACGTAATGATGGATCGTACGTAGAAGATTTGGGTATTGTATCTGTTGGCAAAAACCTACAAGGCGACAACCTAGTTAACGCCATGCTAAAGGCTGTTACCAAAGCCAAACGCCGCGCTGTATTATCTTGCTGCGGCCTAGGCGCCCTGGACGAAACTGAGATTGAAACTATCCCAGGTGCAAAGATTGTTAATCTAAACGCAGTAGATGAGCAAAAATCGCTAGATGCGCCAAAGAAAATCAACATCGAAAAATGCGTAGAAAAAATTGAAGCTACACTAAGTCGAGAAGAGCTGAAAAAATACCTAACCAAAATCGAAGAAAACAAGGATATAAGCCACGATGACAAAGAAATTTTACGCCAAAAAATCGCAATTAAAATCTATGATCTTGAAATCGACGAAGTCGGCGACCTTAGTGGCGAAGAATGCATGCACGAATCAGAGTATGCAGAGTAATAAAAAATCGCTCCCGCTACGATTTGGTGGCTATAGCGTATTTGCCACAACTGCCAAGCTTTGGGATAAACGCTACGCAGTAGCCGTACGTACCGTAACCAAAACGTTAGATATCCTAAAAATGGTGTTGCGTTATGTGTACGTAATGGATGTAGTGTTTGCAGATGGCCACTGCATAGAGCTAGAGGTAGCGGTAACCGATCGCGATAAAGACCTATTAAAAAAATGGATAGAAACAGGAGAAAAACATGAGTAAGAACCTATTTAGAGAAAACAAGAAAAAGCCAGATGATAGCAATCATGTATGTTTTGCCGTTAGCATCCCATACGGCCTAAAAAAACAAATACAAAGGATTGTGCTAGAGCACAACATGGAAAATGTTGACTACGACGATAAAATGAACATTAGCAAGATAGTAACGGCATTGCTAAAGGGATGGGTAAAAGACAACTACTCTGAGCAAACTGGAGAGTAGGCAGCAGATTTGATATTGCTAACCCAAACCCCGCTAGTAGGGCACATATCTCTATTTCGTTTGATTACCGGCTTGTAGTAGCAACCTGTTACTGTAGTTAATATGATAGCTGATAGTAGGATTAATGTTTTCATAGGGGGTAAGATAGCATAGGTAAAAATCACAAATCAATAATTTTTTTAAGCCTAATAGCATTAGCTGCTACATACGCCCAAAATTTGTTAACCACAAGGTACATTAAGCTACTAACGTTTAGAGCGAGCCACCAGGCCACCCACCCAATCCTAATATACTCCGCAAAAAAATCATGCCAGACCCAACACCCAACAAAGTAGGGACCTGACAAAATTATCATTACTATCAACCACTTGAGCATATTCGATATCTTTTTCACCATCCTAAAAAAATAACCTATCTACCGAAAAAATCAA